TGATTGAGGGTTTCGGCGTTTAACCGGGCCTGCTCGGCCAATTGCCGTTCGTAGCGCCACCCCTGAAACTGCCAGGCCGCAGCAAAAGCACCAGCGGCCAGCAATAAGATGCCGATCACTCGCCAGGAGATTGGCATAGCACTGCCCTCGCCCGCGCCCAGATTTCCAGGCGATCCTGCAAGCCGTTCAACCCGCCGTTGATTCGCCGGGTGATGGTGTTGAACTGATCGCGATCGGCCAGTTCATTCAAGCCGTTCTGCTCCCAGAACCATGCCGCGGACTCGGCAGCCCATTGTGGCTGTTCGAGCAGTTCGGGCAGGGACAACAGACGTTCATCACCGAACAGGCCAACGCTGCACTGGCGATAGTTGCTGCGACCAGTGATCTGGATCAGTCCGCGACCACGATACTTCTGCCCGTCGCCATCGGCCTCCGGAGTATTGCCCAGACGTAAAGCCAAAGTGCCGGTGTCGTATTTGCTCAGGTATTGGTTGTTGCCCAGTTCCCGCACATAGCGCAGTTGCCCGGACTCGTGCCCGACCTGCGCGAGGAACGCCGCGACGCGTTTGGGCGAGTCGATATGACGGCGCGCCATCGCGCTGTTGAGTGCAGAAACAAAAACGCCCGCTTGGGAGCGGGCGTTCGGCATGATGTCGATAAGGTTGCTTTCAGTTATTTGCATAATGCTTGATCCTCCCTGGATATTGCCCCCGATTGAATCACGGTTGACGGACAACAGCCCCCAGCCATTTTTTTGCCAGACTTGTCACTGAGCTGGCCGGGGCTGCGTTTTCGAGGGTTTCATTCAATGGCAGAACTTGGCCGCCAGATAACAGCCAGGCTTGATAGTCAAGCCAGTCGCGATTGGTTGGATCCTCCGGGATAAACGAAGAGTCCTCCGTGCGCAGTACTCCGCAAGTGGTCAGTTGATAGGTCATGGGTTCACTCCTAGATCTCAGCGTCCGCTGTCCATTCAATCTGCAATCCGTTACCGGGCTGACTGTTTACAGGCGTCACAGTGCCGATCGCGAAACTGCGCTGTGTCACACTTTGCACAATGGTGCCTGTGCAAGGCACTCCCTGCGAATAGTTCCAAATCTGATTACTTGCATTTCCAGGGCAATACAGGACAACAGTAGGCTGCACTCTTTTCTGAGTCTGCATGTCTACGACCATCCCGTATTGACCGGTATTTCCAGGCGCAGCCTGAGTAAACGAAACAATGCAGGTGCCAGTGCCGTTGTTTGCACGAATCGGCAAACGGTTGGCAAAAGATTTTTCGAAATAACGCTGACACAACGTCAATTCTTCGCCAGAAAGACGGTATTCGAATGGCGTGGAAACCGGTCCCTCTTCCAATTGCACCTGAGTCAGGTCGACGGTTTGCAAAACGTTGAGCGGCAAATCAAAAGCCAAGCGCAAATAATCATTGGCACCGAGCATTTTCCCCGCGATCGATGGCACCTGGAAGGTTGCGCTGTACTTGCCCCATGCAGTGCTCAATGGAAAAACATCGACTACTTTGACGACGGCTTCCGAACCACCATTGCCAAAGTACTGGCCGATCGTCACTTTCAATGAGCGTGTGGCATCGGAGCGCGCCCAAAAGGTCACGGTGGCGGTTCGTCCGGCCAGAGTCCTGACCGACTCAACGCTTTGGGAAATCTTGTGCTCGGTAGCGCCGACGCCCGCTGAGGTTTGCTGCCAGCGTAAAAAATAAGCCGGCTCGCCTGTCACTTCTGTCTGCCCCGGAGCAAAGTCCTGGCGAGAGATGGTCACGGCAGCATTGCCATTCCAGTCGCAGCGAAAACGATCCGCTACATAGCCACCGATATTTGGCCCTTGGTTGGTCGTGCCGCGCTGCCAGATATCGAACCCGCCATTGATCAGTACATTCCTGCGATACACCTGCACAGGAAACTGCTGTAGCGGATCAGGCCTGGACAATTGACGAATCGCCTGTGCCAGTTGATCGGTCTGGTTTTCATCGGGTTTCAGACCCGCTGCGGTAATCGCGCTGAGAATCTCTTGGGTAACACTGTTGCCCCAACTCGCAGGGATCAACGATCCCGGTGTTCCCGCGATGGCATCTTCATCGACAAACTTGCCGTCGACCAAGCCTGAGCCTGAGACGTTTTTTGGGTAATCCATGTATATCTATCCTTGATTGAGAGCGAACCGCTCAGCCATTGGCCCGCAGCAAATCTTCAAGCCAGTCAGGCTCGACCGGGCGCGAACTTGCCTCCGGGAAGTCTGGATGATTGGGCCAGTCGCGCAGCGCCTGCCGATAGGCCAGGAGTTCTTTGAACTCCTCGGAACGCAAAGTCGTACCCTCACCCACCTCCAGTTCTTCGGCATCACGAAACACCAGCCACTGGGTGTTTTGCAGAACGCGGTTGCGCCATGCGCGCTCGTGGCTGGCAAGCGTTGCAGGAGAAACGACGGGGTCGGTCAAAACGGGCTGACCACTGGCACTGGCGCTGATGATTTTGCCGCTCGCCTGGCCGGCAAACAGTTCGGAGTATTGCGCCTGGGTGATTTCCACCGCCCCTTCAGGCAGTTCGGGAAGAGCACTTTCGACCCGGTCAAAACCGAGGCTTTGCGCATAGAAATAAATAGTCATGGTCAGTACCCCCAAACCAGAATGCGACCCGAAATGCCTGAATCAACCTTGACACTTGAAGCCTGGACACTTCGGACCCTAGCCACCACTGTCGTTGTCGTGGAGTTCGCGCCATCAAATGCCCAAACGGTGACGTTGGAGGCACCCCAACCTGCCGGGTAGCCTTCATTGGCAACACCGCCGAGGACAGCATTGGGAAACCTGATCGGCAGCGACACCGTCATGTTGCCATTCGCATCGGAGCCCCCCGTTACCCACTGCAGGATCAAACCGCTGGGAAACTTTTGATATCCCGATGTGCCGAACTGTACGGCGTAACTGGCTGAGTACTTCAGCGCAGCGGTGCCATACACCACCCACACACCTGACTCTCTGACAAAGTTCGCACTCTCACCATTGTTCAAAACGATCGACGCCAGATAAGCCCCTTGCGGGCTGATCTGTGTGCCGGTTTTACTGGCCACGGTGACGGGAGCGCTGTTACGGCAATGCAGGCTGATCGTGGCACCGCTCGGCACCGCAGCGGCATCCGGAAGCGTCACGGTATACGTCGCGTTGCCACCGAGACCGATCGAACAGCCAACGTCGGCCTGGGTCAATTGGGTGGCGGCGAATATACCGCGAGCACTTGCGTAGCTGCCCAGCGCCCGCTGCACAAACTCGGACGTTGCTGCCGAGCGTCCGCCATCAAACTGAGGCGCTGTCATGAACAATGCCGGGCTGCGCAGTGCCCCCAGCAACTGATTGTTTGACGACTCGTTCGGCGTCAGACCGGCAGCTTGAACAACGTTGAGAATTTCTTGCGTGACGCTGTTGCCCCATGTCGCCGGGATCAGCGAACCGGGTTTTCCGGCAATGGGGTCCTCATCGACAAACTGGCCGTTGACCAGTCCGACACTGGGCACACTCTTGGGATAGTCCAATGTTCATCTCCTTGATTGAAATACAGTGGGCGCACAGGCCTTAGCCAATCGCGCTGGCCAGCCAAAGCGGCACTGACGGCCGGGAATCCGCTGCGGGAAAAAGCGCCGAATCAGGCCAGTCGCGCAGCGCTTGTCGGTACTCGAGCAGTTCCAGATATTGCGCAGCCTTGAGCAAGGTTCCGCGCCCCAGTTCCTGCTCATCGCGATGGCGAGTGACCAGCCATTCAGTCGCAGAAAGGGATGCCTGACGCCAGCTACGTTCGGCTGTCGAAGGCGCTTGATCTGCTACAACCGACGCCTGGAGGATCACCGGACTTTCCTGCGCGGGCAGTGGGTCGGCAGCTGTCGGCGTCTCACTGATCGGTGCGCCGATCTCGACCGCCTGACCATCCGGCACTCGCACCATCGACTCGACAAAGGACGGTGCAAACAGTTGGCTGATTGCGTAGTCACCCGTGTCGATTCGTTCGACGACTACGCCGTTTTCGATCCGTGCATAAACGGCCATTACTCGTACTCCCAGATTTCACAGAAAGCGTTACCGCCGACACCGCTAAGGACAGAGGCGGACGCACTGGTCGAACAAGAACCGCTGCCACCCGAGCCTCGGCTCCCTGAAGTACCGGGGCCACTGAGGCCCATCAACGGGCCACCGCCGTCAAACGGGCTCGCCCCGCCACCGCCGGCCAATACGCCCCAATTGGCGTTGTACATGGCGTAACCACCGCCCACTCCACGTGCGTTAGCCAGGTTGCCACCCGTGACGGCTTGCCCTCCGGCGCCACCCTGGACGAAGCTGACTGCCGTGGCTGTCACGGGGAAGGTCAGGATTTGCCCGCCCATGCCTCCCGCCGCGCTCATGTAGCTGCCAAAAGAAGCACCACCACCGGCCTGCCCCATCGCGTTACGTGAAGCGCCACCCGCTCCCAGTGAAACCGGCACGCCGGCCATCATTTCCGCGCTCACGTCGTACAAACTCTCGCCATAGGCGCCACCGCCACCGCCACCGCCGATGCTGTGATAACCCGCTGCCACCGGTGCACAGCCGCCCCCCGAGCCTCCGGCTCCAACCAGACGCACACGAATGCGCCTGGCTCTTGGGTTCGGCTTGTAAACCGTGATCCCGACCGTCTCGATCTGCCGGACTGCCAGCAACCTCCCCACCGCATCGGTGATGCCATAACCAGCCAACGTGGTTGGGGTATTTTTCAGTTTGGTGAAATCAACGAGAGCGCCGATGGCTGTGGCCAGTTGATCGGTTCTGGCTTCATCCGGTGTCAATCCGGCGGCCTTGATCGCGTTGAGAATTTCTTGCGTGACGCTGTTACCCCACGCAGCGGGAATCAACGATCCCGGTGTTCCGGCGAGCGGGTTTTCATCGACGAAGCCGCCGTTGACGAGCCCCACGCCGGGAATGTTTTTTGGATAGTCCATGTCGGCACCTTCTAGGTTTTACAGGCAGCCAAATGCCCCCAGCACAGGGCCGTCTGTAAGGTTTTTATTGAGTGAGTGGCGAGTTACGCGGTTGGCGGCGCAGGCCAATCAATAACCGATGGATAATCCGACTGCTGCTCGATCCGGGCCAACGCCAGCGCATAACGCTTCCACGCTTGCAGAGTGGTTAACTGATCACTGCTCGCCTCGCCCAACTCATAGGCATATTGCAGAGGCGCAACCCGAATGACTGCTTCGCGCAGTCTGCTGTCCCGATCGATTTGCGCGTGCGCGATAAGGCCTGTGCGCTCGGCTTCGACATCCAGTTCCCAATCGTCACTCTTCCAGAAGTGATAGATACCCGGTTTAGGCTTGGCAGTGAGGTGATCGGGTAGGCAACCCAATTGCGCCCAGTACTGGGGATTGCCATTGTCTTTGCGAAAAACCGTGCGGTTGCGCAAGTCGACCATTTGCAGGGCGCGCTCATTGCGCCAAACCCAGGCATGCCCGGAGTCCGCAGCAGGCAATACTTGCGGCAACTCGATTGCATTGCCCGGTACAACAACCCCCATGCCTGGGCAAACCGGCAGTTCGACGGGCCCGGTCAGTTCCCCGGTGAGTTCGTTGACATAGTAATAAGCCATAAATACCTCAAATCAGTTTCAGGCGACCTGGATACGCAATGTTTCTAGGTCGGGCCATTCCCCAATACGGGGCGCTGAAGTTTTCAGCATTAGTGGCAGTGACGTAGTACGTCAGGCCGAGGAAAGCGGTCGGATCTGCCCCGATCGTCGCCAGATTGCCGATTGCGTGAACCGCAGGGGCGGATCCGTTATCACCGGCGATGTTGGTTCCCGTCTGCCATGAGCCAGCCACTCGGCCCGCATCAATATTGCGTTGCTCATCCAGCATCCGCAGGAACTCGCCGCGAACCTCAGGCCCGCGAAAGGTCTTGATGCCGTCACCGCTGCTCCAGCCACCCGCGCGGTCAGCTTCGGCACGCAACATTCCCGATTGAACAGCGTGATCCCAGAGCCACGGCCATTCGGCACGCAGAAACTCACGACCGTTGAGTGCGCCATATCCACCGGGGCTGAGCGCAGTCGACGTCTCAAATACAATTCGTCCCAACGCACTGCCATCGAAGCGCCCTACCGGCCACCAGTTACCCGAACCATCGCTGCGCAGGTGCCACCAGTCGCCCGCCCCCATCAGCACCAGAAACGGGTAGCCGTTTGCCGACAAATGAGTATGAAAGCGAATTCGATCATTGCCCGCGGCTTGCACCACCAAGCGGTTAGCGCTGTTGTCGGTTCGACGGACAATAACGTCGCGCACACCGGAAAGAGCGTTCACCGGTGGCATCGTGATCGTTACATCGGCCCCATTGGCACTGATCAAGACCAGCCCCAGCTCATCGGCAATCAACGTCTTTGTTCCGGAAACTTCCGTCACGCGCGATGCCATGGGGCTGGCCAGGCTGAGAAGCTTTTTGAATGCTGCCAACAATTGATCCGTAGCGGCTTCGGCCGGAATGATTCCGGCGGCTTTGATAACGCTTAGCAACTCTTCGGTGACACTGTTGCCCCACACCGCCGGAATCAACGACCCCGGCGTACCCGCCACCGGGTTTTCATCGACGAAGCGGCCATCGACCAGGCCGACGCTGGGGACGCTTTTGGGATAATCCATAGGTTGTTCGTTCCTTTGAAATGACAAATGACCGGCGTCGACACGGCGCCTTTTAGGTGCCTGCCCGCGGTCTGTTTTCTGAAAATAAAAAGCCCACATTGAAGTGGGCTTGGGTGACGCTGAACGGAGGCGTTTCGGCTTAGTTGGAAAGGCCGCTGGCCAGCTCGCGAATGGCGACCAAAGCTTCCTCACCCGCGCTGCGCGCCAGATCCATGTTGCCCTTGGCGGCCTGTGCGCGAATTTGCGCTTTGGCTTTCAGGCGCAGCGTACGCAGCGCCAGCAGATGGTCGGTCAGTTGATCGGCCTTGCTCAGAATCTGCTCGGCGGCCTGTTTGGCCGTGCGCCCTTTGACAACCCACGCGGCGACTGACAGCGGCACTTCCTTTTTCGGGTAACCGGCGTCCTGATAAGCCTGCGCGTCAGCGGCGGCCTGGGCGTACTCCAAGGCTTTGAGGGGGTCGCCGGCCAGCGCGGTGCGGATGTTGTCGGCGGTGGCGTCGACTTTGGTACACAGACGTTCAGTTTCCTGCTCGTTCAGCACAGCCTGCTTATCGCCGTTCACGACCCACTTCTCACCGTCCCAGTCATGGGCGGCAGAAGGTTGAGGAAGGCGCATTTCGCCGTCGAACTGATGAAGTTCCTGAATCACGATCATCGAATAAGCTCCCACGACAGTTGGACGTTCACGGCGTCTGCAAAGTTGATCGCAATCCCGACGCTGTAGTCGGTGACAGGGTGGCTCTTGATGCCCATGCTGAGTAACAGCTCATCACTGTCGGCGTTCGACTGACCAAGGTTGTGTTCTGCCTGATAGCACTGCCACAACGAGCGCAGATTGGCATGGTCGAAACTGGCGGCCAGGGTTGAAACCGTCACGTCGTTAACGATGTTGTTGGTAAACAACACACAAGGGGAAACCGTTGCCGGGTTCCAGCCCCCGGGGTTGTTGGAACTTCCCGCAATAATGGGCGA